GCTTGCGTATAAGCTGTCCAAGCTGCAACCATAGAAGATGCAATTGAAAAAGACTGTTGCCCAGCAAGCATAATTTGGTAAGCGGTAGATTGCTCTCCTGCACTGTCTTTAACAGATTGTGTGAGTTGTGAAAATGTATTCTGTCCATTAGACAGAAGACCTTGCCACATATCCATCTGCTGCTGGTACTGGTCTAATACAAGTTGTTTTGAACTTGCATTATAGTCAGCATCCAAAGCTCTCATTTTCTCTAAGTGGGTCGCTTTTGCTAACTCCAGAAGCTCATAGCGCTTTTGGGCTTCATCTGGTGCGTCATAGTCCTTGTTAATCTGATTTACATTGTTGGTGTAATCATCAAATTCACCAGACTTTGCCTGCTTAGAAGATACATTTAAGCCAGCTACTTGATACTGGTAAGAGTTTTTCCCAAACTTAGAGGCAACACCAGATAATGCAATTGCATCCTGTGCATTTGCCAATTGGCCCAATAAATCATTTTTGGTGCTGTCGTACTTTTCCTTCTGAGCGGCTTGATAAGCCTTCACATCAAGATCATAAGCTTCTTTTGCCTTGTTCAAATACAAATTCAGATTTGTTGGATCTTTGGCAAATGCTTCAGCAATTTTCTTTTTGTCCTCTTCATAACGAAGCATCAATTTCATTTCATCATTCGCATATTGCATGATGACTGACTGCTGAGCACGCTCAATCTGTTCCTGTAATCTTGCAGCTTTAGCCGCATCAGATGCTGCTGTATTTGAACTCTTTTTTGAACTTGGTGATTTTGT